TATTGGAAAAGGCTTTTAAGAAAGACCTTATCAAAACTCCGATATTCTTTCTGTCTTCTCCAAAACCTTGATTACCCCATTGTCCAACATGAAGATAAGCAAAATTTTCTTTAATTAATTCATTTAACTCTTTGGTCAAACCCTTATCTAACTGATTTTTATCTCTTGGAAAATATACATCCGTGTCTACACCTTCAAATAAAACTTTAATTGGTCTTTCATTTTTAAGTTGACCAATTTTTTGTTTTTTACCATTTGGTAAGTCTTCCATTTTATCATAAGTACAACGACCAAAAGTTTCTGCTGTAAAATTAGATGGCACTATGTTAAAATTCATACGATTCATACCTTCTAAAAACTCAGATGAGACTACATCTGTTTCTACACCAGCAGTTACACCGATATTTATTTTTCCACCAGTAGCAAACTCGTTAGGTATTCTGATATCAATAAGAATATCTGGTTGTCCTTGTATTTGTTCTTGCCGTACAAAAGTATCTAATAATTTTTTATGTCGTGGGACTTCTGGTCTTAAATGGTTTCGTGGTGTGTTTCCCCACTTAACATCAAGACATTTAATATCTAAATCTTCCCTATCCATAATAGAATAAAAAAGAGAACGAGCATGGTCACCGTATCCACTACGGGTATTAAAAGGTGCAATCATTAATACATTACGTTTCATACTTCCTCCATATGATATTTAGGTTGTGGTTTCCAATTATCAAAAGCACCATTCATAGAATCAATAAAGTTTTGTCCCATTGCTTTTGATGTCATTAGATTTTCTTTACAAAACTCTGTTCCCAATGAACCAAGTCTTTTTCTTTCTTCTCTACCGATATCATATAGTTTTCTTAACTGAACAGCAGTATCTTCAGGTTTACATCTATCATCCCAAATATAAGGTGTAGCTGGTGAACCTTGTAAAGACCTATTAGATGGATAAACAGGAAATACCCATTCACCATGTTCAGTATAAGTTCCTTCATGATTAGAACCTAACTCTACATAATCTTCAGGTGTCAATAATACTTGAGAAAAACCACTTCCATCAGGAGACATTTCTTTCTTGTAGAATCCACATTGATCTTGTAGACCACCAGTGACATTTACGATAATTGGTGTTCCAACAGTAAGTGCTTCAGCACTACCTAATCCAAATCCCTCATTACTAGCTAAGTTAATATAAACATCAGCCGAGTTAAATAATAAATTCATCTCTTTATCATCAAAAGGTCTACCGTCTGTGTGATAAGTAAAACAAATATCATAATCAGGTATTAGGTGTTTATGGATTCTTGGTAAATCAGTTCCATTATCATCGATGGGAGTGCAATGATAGATAAGAACACATTCTCTTCTCTGTTCAGGCGTTAACTTATCCATAAAATATTTATAAGCCAACATAACATCACCAGGTTGTTTTCTTCTGATGTTTCTATTACTATAAAGTATCTTAAACTTTTTATTTGATATTCCATGTTTAGAATCAAAATCTATCAATGATACATCATCATCTTCAACTTTATGAAATCTTCTATCTGATATACCATGTGGCACATAAGTTATTTGCCAATCTTCATAATTGGGTAATAGTCTTTTGTTAATACCATAAGTTTGTTTTGATATGGCCATTAATAAATCAGAACTTTTATAATAGTTTGTATTGTATTGTGGATCTGGTAAATCGTCCCAAATATTGTAGTAAAATATTGGAATATCTCTACGAATCTCAGACTCCATATTGTAAAACCAAATCCAAAAACGAGGATCTGTATAATGAAGTATAGCATCTGGTTTTTCCATCTCAATTACTTCTCTGAGTAAATCTTCGTTACCATATCCATCAACTGGATATATTCTAAGGTATCCATCTTTTATACCAAAATCTTTTTCAAGATTAGCAGACATATCTACAATCTTACCTTTTTCAGGATGATTTATAGCACCACCAATTTGAACCCAATCGTATTCATTTAGTGTTTCAAATACAATATCTTTAGATACGGTAGCTACTCCACTATGCATCCTTAAGTCATCTGACATTAATAATATCTTTTTCTTAGCCATTTATAACCTCTTTACTACCACTATTTTTTAGTGGAAAATATTGTTTTAAAATTTCAAGTTTATCATGGTATTCAGCCATAATCCCTAACTCTTTTTCTATTGTTTCCATAATATCAGAATGTTCTGCAACACCCACACCATTTTCTAAAAGGTTTTCTACATTTATTCTATGTTTTTCAATATGTGCTTTAAAATGTAATTTACTAGCTTTAATTAAATCACCTCTCATTAAAATTGACTCCCACTTATATGAAGATGGTCATACGTTTCTATTTGTTCTTGTATAGCATTATCATGTATGTATTGATCAATAGAACGGTTGACTAATTTCTGTAAATTCATTGATGAGTTGACGGTCTTAAACTTAAATTGTTCATATAGAGATTTAATTATTTTTACCGAGGTCAACTTTGTTAAAGTATCTTTTTTCATAACCTATTCCTTGTATGTAACTAGTATATATAAATATATAAATTAAATAATAACAAGGTATTTTTTTCCAAATTTCTTAGCGTAATTTATGGTTGACATAGCACCCTTTGAATCTACCCCTCTTGGTATAAAAGCAACTATATAATCGGAGTAAGCAGCTATTATTTTATTTCTAGCATAATAGTTTTTAACGTTATATGGTTTACCATAATCTCCTTTATTCTTAGGGCAATAAATATTCCAATTTTCATGAAACGGTGGAAACTCTTGATATTGTAATCCTAATTCTAAAGCATATTTTTTAGCGTAATTATCAGCACCGGTTTTACATCCACCACTAACTATTATTGTATCAGAACCCTTATCCGTTTTTAACTTAAAGATAAACTGTTTTATTTTCTGTCGGTTTTCGTATTTACGACTACCTACTATACCCACCCTTATAGGATTTTGCCCCATTCACAATGCTCCGTGTTATAAAATTCACAAAATTTACAAGGCTTACCAGGCTTAGCCACATAATTTCTTTCTAAAAGATAATTTCCCTTTTCATCAAAGACACCTTCTCTAAACTCTTCCAACTTCTGTATTGTCTTATTGATACTTGGTACTCCATTTGCTGGTTCAAACTTTTGTAATCTAGTTATAAGAAAATCAGAGTTCTTTGCTATCTTTCTTTTTAGTATAAGAAACATCACATCAATCTTATCTAAAGGAACATCAAATAATTCAGAATAAAACTTCTTGTAAATTAATAACTGAGATTTTTTGTTAAAGTCTTTCTTCTGAAAATCTGTCCAACCACGAGTAGCAGTTTTAAGGTCAATAATTATTACTTTACCAGATATCTTGTTTCTTATAACAACATCTAAATATCCCATCATATCAACACCTTCTTGGACATCTTTCAAAATCGGAACTTCTATACCAACCAGCTCCCAATTCTGTTTCATAAAGTATTTATTACGATACTTTCTGAAATGTTGTATTATAGCGATACCATCTTGATAGAACTCTGTCATCTCATCTTGTGTACACGGTAAGACTCCTTTGCCTTCTTTTATCTTGGTAAACTCTGTAACCATCTCTTCTTTTAATCGAGACTCCATGTTAAGTTTATCAGCAGCAACAATAGATTTGTTATACATTACCGAAAGGTATTCTTGTATCACGGTGTGCATTGCTGTTCCAAAAAGAGTATGTATGTTACCAACAAAAGTTCCTAACTTATCTATATAACGAAGTTTCCATTTAAGGTTACAATCGTTATAAGTGGTAAACTGACTATGTGATATGTGAGCCATTATATAATCTCGTCAATCATACCGTATTCTAAACAAGTATTAGCATCCCACATTAAATCATGTTTAAGAATCTCATTAAGTTTCTTCATAGGAATCTTAGTGTATTCTTTATAGATGTTCTTGATACTCTTCATCATCAAATCTAAGTTCTGTTTCTCATCCTCAAAGTTTGAGTATGTTCCCCAAAATGTTGAAGATAATTGATGAACTAACATATAAGAGTTTCTACTCATATATCTTTTTGTCCCAACTACTGAAAGAAAAGTAGCAGCACTAGCCGAGAATCCATCTATGTATGTGTGTACATCAACTTTACTTCTCAATATTGTATCCATAGAAGCAATACCACTTACTATACTCCCACCACCTGAGTTTATGTATAATTTAATAGGTGGTGCTGGTGTATCAAGATTTTGTGATAAAGTAATAGCTTTTGATTCTAATTCACTAATCTTTTTATTTAACTCACAACATGCATTTCTATTGACACCAGAATAAAAGTAAATTTTATTATCTTGTACTGATATATGTTTTTCACTAACTTCTCCACCGATTTTTCTTGATGTTGATGTCTTCTTTTTTTCTCCCCAATGTCTTTCCATTATTTACCCCACTTACCATTTTTAACGATTGTTGCCATTATACCGTAATTACTTACATCTAAGTAAGCATCTTCCATTGGTTCACCTTCCACCGCATTTCCTCTTTTACCCATCAGTAAAGTTTTAAGTCTCTGTATCTTATCGTTCATACGAAACCATAAACCAGTAAGTGATAGATGAACTTCTTCTTCGGTCTGTAATTGTGTTCCGACACTTATATTACCAGGACCGTAGTCGTGTTGTTTTTTAAGAAACAATTCATATTGTTCTTTTTGTAACCTTCTGAACTCCTTAGTCATTTCAGGCCATTCTTTCTCCATCTGTTCTACAATTGGATGAATGTCATCAGACATACCAAGTTCTCTTTCTTTTATATTCATATTATACCTTTATTACATTTGTTAATTGTATTAAAATAATTGATATTGCCAACAATAAACTAATTATTGTTTTTAAAGTTGGTATTTCTCCAATTAAAAACCAAGTTAGTAAGCCGAACACAAATGTGCTTATACCAAATCCAGCTAACCTCATATTCCAAAAAGCACCAAAGTGTTCATATGACCATTTAGTGCTGTACCAAAATAACGGAGCTATTATTAAACTTGTGGCATATACCCACCATATTGATTTAAGAAGTGGTTTATTTGGCCATACATAGTGAGCTTGTAATTGAAAAAAAGCAAACACCGAAGCAATTAAATTGGCTAAACAAGCCATGATAAGTTTGGTCATTTAACACCCATCTTTTTTATTTCCTTTTCTGTTTTACCATACTTTATTAATAAAGATTTTAACTCAATATTAGTCATTAAGTTATAATATTCACCAGCTTGTATCTTACTAACTTCAAAGTATTCTTGAATAAAAGGAACAACCTTTTCGTTGACCTTTGTTTTCTTCCCACTAAGATATCTTAAATATGTTTTCTTATTTGGAAGTAAAGAACAATAGAACTTATAGACAGCAGATAATGGCATTACTTCAATTGTTAGTCTCTGAAAGTGATTAACAATAGGTAAGAAATCATTATTCATACTTAAATAACGATTAACCATAAACGGGCTAAACTTCTTTTGTTCCTCTTCCGAAAAACTATCCCAAGGTCTTTTCTTGGTAAATAGTTCATCAATCCACTTAAATAAGTTCATCTAATTCCTGTAGTGGTAACATCTCTCCACAATTTCCACAATTGAAAACTTGAATTGGAGCGATAACTTCTTTACCAGTAGGTGAAACGATAGCAGATATTCTTTTGATTACATATCCTTGTATAAAGATACTATTCTCACACTTCTGACATTTCATCGTATCAGCGTCTTTTAAATCAACTTGAACTTGTTTTTTAGGAAGTGGTTTCATTGGTTTTGTACTCATTGTAGCCTCTTAAGTATGTTAGAGATGGTAGCCATAAAGTTTATTTCTTTATCTACGACCAACACATCTTGATATGAACCATTTGATATATCAACGATAATCTCTGGTAACTTCTCCACAGAAATATTCTCTACTTCATCATATAAGAAACGATACAACTCTGTGTAATCTGTAAAGTTACTATCAGCTACAAACTTACGAATAGTTCTTAAATCAACACCATTTTGTATCATCTCTAAGAACTGAAGTTTAAACTCATTATGTAACATTCCATCTTTATCAATCTTTAACTTACCATCAATTGCTTGTCTTTGTAAATCATTGATAACTTTTCTCAAGTCAGGATAACCAGCAGTTACAACCAAAGCCAAATCATCTAAATCAAAGGAAATGTTCTCTTTTTCCAATATATACTTGGCGTGAACAGCAACATCTTTCTTTGATGGTGGGATAATTTTATAAGTTTGACATCTACTTTGTATCGGGTCAATAATCTTCTCAACATAATTACAGGTTAAGATAAACCTACAATGAGCAGAGAATGTCTCCATCAGATTA